TCTCTAATGCTTCATCTATATTTTCGAATTTACTTTTCATAATGATACATCAATCCCCTTTGTTGTACTATAAACTTTACCATCACCAAAATCAAAACGAGATTCACTAAATCCAAAATCATCATCCATCTCAACCAATTCATTATCTGCTGTTGTAATCGCATCAATAGAATCCCCTTCATTATGAGATTCAATTGATGTGCCGTCTTGTCCTCTTAATACAGTTAGAATATTCCCAGAAATATCTTTGATATACATTTCCTCATTACCAATCATAATATAAGAATCGTTAACCAAGGATACAGCACTTGAAACATTAAACACAGTTACTTTATCATCAATATTCTCGGCAAGTGTTGTGGTGTTGTCGTTATTGTAATCCTTAATTGCTCTTGGGGTAGCAGTATATCTTAATTGTCTTGATGCATTCTTAGTATTTGTATCTGTATAATAATCAACTTGAACTTTTTTGATTATTCCATCTGTACTGTCTGGAATTGGACCAAACAGATATGTTTTTGCTGTAAAGTTTAAAGTATATACCAAAGCTCTTCTTTCTTTGTAATCACTTTCATAATTATCTTCCATACCAATTCCTTCCAAAATTACAGGAACATCCTTTTTTTCACCTATTGATGAAATCAAATTGATTGTTAATGAAAAACTTGGTTGAAATGCTGGAAGAATTTGTTCTACAATTTGAAGCATATCATCATTCAACTTAGTCATAATACTAAGTTGAAATCCAATATTATAAGGAACAGGCATAAAAACTTTAACTTGCTCTGTTCTATCAGTAGTTTTTATTGCCTTGAATGTTTGCATAGCAGAAACTTTTCTGCTGCTATCATATTTCAAACTCGTCATCTCAAAAGACATTCGAGGAAGAGTCATCGCAACTCTTTTTCTCAAATCTGGTTTTTGTTCTACTCTTGCTAAAAACTTTTGAATTGGACCATAAGCAATAGGAACTTTAATAAAACTATAATCAGTACCATCCTGCTCCTCATGCTTGATATACACTTCATTAAAAAGTGTACCAAAAGCAATAATGGTTTTTCTGATTATTTCATTGTAACTATAAGTTCCTAACATAACAATAGAGTTTATTAATTATTTAGTAATTACCAAAAGGGTTCTTCTGCGAAAAGTCAACAATACCATCTGCTTCATCTTCAATTTCAATATTTTCAGAATAGGGGTCATATTCATCAAATGTATTGATTGAATATACTTTATGTGTTGCTGCTGCACCAACTATCAGTTCACCATTAGCAAAGTTTCCACCAACTATTGAAACTTTAAGTACTCTAGTATCCGCATCCCAATCTTTTACATATCCAGTAGTTCCAGTCGAAACACCTCTAACTGATTCATTAAACTCAAAATTACCAGTAGATATTCCAATAGGACTTGTAAGTGTAATTGTTGGGTTAACAGTATATCCAGCACCAGCATTAGTATAACGAATTGCTGTTACGATTCCAGTGACTGTTAAGACTGCTTCTGCTGCTGCGTTTACTCCTCCAGCAGGAGCAGTAGATATAGAAACAACGGGAGCAGATGAATATTGACTTCCACCAGAAGTAATATTTACAATTCCCAAAGTTCTAGAAGCAAGAACAGCAGTAGCAATTCCACCAGAACCAGATTGACCTACAATTGTAACTGATGGTATTTGCGTATAACCAACACCAGGATTAACTACAAGAATTCTACTAATCGAATCTCCAGTTCTTCCTGTTTTACTAGTCATAATAGCAACTGCAGTAGCATCTGTTCCTCCTACTGGTGCCTTTGTGATTTGAATAGTTGGTGTGGACAGATATCCAGTTCCATCATTAATCAAATCAATATATTGGACTGATTTGTTTAATGTAGAAGCAATAGAAACCGTAGCAGTTGCTCTGATTGCAGTATCTTTAACCATATTAATGGTTTGGATATAACCAAAATCTTGAACTGACCTATCAACTTCATCGATTCCAGTATCAATAAGTTCATCTTCGTATCTGAAGATTTCACATCTCAGTTCATAAACATAAAGATTGTTTAACTGATAAAATGGAACTTTTCCTTCTACATACTTAATTTCAAAAAGTCCATTATCAATTGGAAGATAAATTAAATCCCCTTCTTGTGGTCTTGTGGCAACTTTAATATCTGGATCATCCAATATAAATGGAGATATAAAATCTTCGTATCTTTCCTTTGAAATGATAAGAGTTAGTTCATCACTTGTTTTCACACCAAATTTTGATAAAATATCTCCTTGTCCCCCAAATCCATTAAAATTTGAAATATATGCTTCAATTCTAAAACTATCATCAAATTTTGATACTAAAACTTCTTTAATAATAGTTTTTTCATTAATTAACTGTCTGGGCATATAAACAACATCTTGCCCATACATTTTTAGTTGTTCATTAATTAAATCTTGAACAAGTCTTTGTTCGCTGGAAGAACCTCCCAGAAAATAGGGATTTAGTGGTGCCATTATCCTATCATATCCATTGGAGGTAATTCGTATTCTGTCTTGAGTTCTCTTTCAAGTTCTTCAATTTCTCTAATCGCATCATTTAATATTCTTTCACCATTCATCGTAATTCCACCAGGAAGTTGAACTCCATTAAACTTAATTAAATTCTGTCCCCATTGTCTTTTGATAATTGCTGTTAAATATCTTTTCAACCACCAATCGTTATATACTGCTGAGAAATCTGATGGGTCTACAATTCGAATACAATCAACAATAATATAACTATTTTCATTTACCATCGACCAGTCTATATCCAAATATAATCTATGTTGTTTTTTATTAAATCTTAATTGAACATCTGGAGTTATTAATCTGCTAATATCTTCCAAATGTGTTTTTACCATCGCATAATTTAATAAATCCAAAGCACCATAATAATACAAATCATTTAAGAATATTTGATATTTAATATTAAACAAACCAGATGATATAGTATTTGCATCTGATTTGAATACGTTATTTACTCCAATAATTGTATCTGGAAGTTGAATAAAATTAGTTGCCTCCTGATAAGTGACTGTTGTAATTCCAATAGGAGAATTTGCAGTTGAACTTGTAATACCTGTTCTTACTGTAGTTTTCTCATCGGGGAGAAGTTTGTGCTTTAAATATACTCTTGCCGCACCATCGTAATGCCTTTCGTTAAAATATTGAATAGCATCATCCACCAGGTCGTCAATTTGGTCGTCATCGACATTGACTTCCAAAACAGGATATCCAAGTTTTCGCAAACAATAATCAATTAATCCCTGACGACTTGATGGTTGAGACATTATTTAATTGAAGACTCTAATTATTTATCAGTATGTACCGCCATCAATAAATGGATATGGGTTCCATTCTTCTGTTGCTGAATTGTAAACAAGCACTGAATTATTTGGAATTCCAGCAGAAGCATTAATGTCATCTAAATCAGAAAGTTTCATTTTTAAATTTGCAACAGCAGAAACTACCCTGTTTGCGTTATCAGAACCAAGTCTTACTTTTATTAAATTGTCTGAATTAGTTCTTACTCTAATGTCTGACATTGTTTTTATGCAGTGGTAATTCCAGCAGTAACTAAAGCACTTCCTTCAACAACTCTTGTCTTTGTTGTTCCATTGTCTAATAATACATCATAACAATATCTTCCTGGTCTTAAAGATGATGTGATAGTTGAACCTAAAGAAATTTTAACTCTTCCGTCAGGTCTATTGGGAAAAGAAACTGTAAAAGCAGCAGAAGTGTTTAATGATGCTGGTGATTTTTTTAATTTTGCATATCCAGTATATCCAGTCAAATTCAGTGGAGTGTTTGCTGTTGATTCGAGAAAAAATGTCTGATTAAAATCAGCACCTCCTGGAATTGTTATATTAGATACATATATTGCCATTATGATAACTAGATAAAATCTTTCCTAATATATTTAGGATTTGTTTTCTAAAAGTTTTGCGAGTAATGATTTTATCTCAGTCAATTCAGTTTTTAAATTTTCAATCTCACCTTTTTCATCTAATGTAGAGTTTTTAGCTCTCAAATATTCTTGATATTCATAATCATTACAATTTACGATTGCATTTGATTTTTCGTCACGATACAATCCTTTGTGTCCTTCTACTGGTATCATATTGATGCAATTGCTCTTAGGTCTCTAATAAGTGGAACATATGATTGATTTTTTCCAGTCATAATGATTTTGATTTGGAATCCATTAAATGGAGTTATATTTTTACCAGTAAATTCATAATTACCAAAATCATTTAAAGTATTTGATGCTTGAACGAATCTATCAGATCGTCCATTATTTTTTGAAGAATTGATTACGTTTCCATTTTCATCAAGATTATCATACCCTGGGAAGAATTCATATAACTGTTGTGAATCTGGAGTATCGTTCCTAAGCAATCTATACATAACTCTAATATCATTTGATGAATGTCTATAAGCATCAAAGAGAACTTTTAAACTATCTGCTGATTTTTGTAGTTTTACAAGTTTAGAGACATAAATTGCTGCATTTGGATCACCATTTAAATGATTGACTCTTGGTTCTAAAACAAAATCAGAAACAGGATTATTAATTCTATTCATTATTGTGATTATATTTACTCTATGTAAATCAATCATTGGGGATACTTTTCTATCACCTGTTGATAGT